GTTGATCTATGGGAACGGTAACTTCACCCGCATAGTCAACTAGGTTAACTACAAAACTTCCTGTATGGCTCTTTAACTGGTCATTAGGAACACCCGCATCCATTGCTTGCTTGGTGCTATTCCAATTGATCTCTTTTTTAGGGTAGATACCGCAGATGATGTCTTTATCAGCTTGGATCATTCTCACAATGTCCTCTGGTCTGAATTTGATGTCTGCATCAATAAACATCAAATGGGTAGAGTTGGACTTCAAGAAAGTATGCGCTAAAGCGTTTCTGGCACGGGTAATCAGGCTCTCATTAAACATAAAACTAAATTGAGTTTGTACTCCCGCTTGGGCAAGCACGCTTACGGATTGCAAAATGGATTGAGTGTAAAAGCCAGCACACATACCGCCATACATCGGAGTAGCAATAAAAATAATCGGTTGTACGGGTTCTTTTTTAGCTTTTTCTTTCTGTGCTACTGGTTTCTTTTTAGTTGCCATGATTTTCCTTAAATAAAGTTGTCGGTACTAGCGTTAATGACTTCGTTAATCAATATGTTCTTTCTGTCGTTAGAACACTCGTGCATACAAGTGGTCTTAGCATTGAATTTGTCCATATAGGCTTGTGTTTCAGGGCTAAACCATAGCCTATGAAAGCTGGTGTCCTTGATAGATCCTATGCAGCCTGACTTATCGTAGGCTTTGTTATGACAGGCATATACATTGAGATCTGCACCGATGACGGGTACGGTCTGCATAATGAAGCACTTGTGATAGCTTCTAGTATGAGAGTGACTACTCCCAGGAGTAATGTTGTAAGTGCTGTTAACAGTAAAGCGATCATCACATATCTTTTGAATGTTTTTAAGCTGTTCATTAACTTCCTCTGCTATCGGTTTATGGTATTCATAAAAGTCTGGTACATACATTGGACTGAAACGCACATTTTCAACACCGCTATCTTTTAATAACTGGGTTAGTCCCCCAAGATTTTTGTAATTGTTGCGATGCACAATATAATTAACAGCCAGATCACATCCCGCATCTTTCATTCCCGCAAAACCTCTTAGATTGCGGATGATGCTATCAAAACTCTTTTCTGGCACATTCCTAAACCGCTTCATTTCCTCGCCATTGGTGTAATCCATTGATACACGCACCCACTTGGCTTTGGCTAAGACTTCCGCTTTTTCTTTAACTAGGTTCTGACCATTGGTGATGATGGATAGGTCCATTTTGAGAGCTAATGTTAAGCGCATGAAGTCTGCTATATCAGGGTGCATCAATGGCTCTCCACCCCCACTCCATGTAATAGCTTTAGTACCCATGTTAGCTAGGTCATGCAAGATCTCAATCATCTTATCTCTAGGGATGATGTCATCTTCCTTCATGTCCTCGTGCATACCGCTAACAATATGTTCTTCTTCTCCACCGTCTTTTACTCTAAAACCAGTGCTATACACGCAAAAGAAACAGCCGTGATTACAAAGGTTAATTGGCTTGACCCGAACATACACAGGTGCAGTAACCTTCCCCGCCCCAAAAGAAATCAGCTTTTCTGGATGATGGAAGATCTTAAAATCACTGTATTTATTGCTTTTCACGCTAAATCCTTATATTCGACCAACATTACGGAATCAAAAGTCTTGCTGGCAAGGTCATAAAACACCTCAATATCACCCTCATCTTTCATTTTCCACACTGGAAAGCTCACCATTTGGCGTATTCCCTCAGTTAAATCTTGAGTATGAGTAGCGCCTGTATAAAGAGGCTTCTTGGTATTGCCCACAATGCAACGAATAATGACTTTTGGGTGGAACTCACCATGAGAGATTTTGGCTATTTTGTCTAAATGGTTGACCATTGCATCCATTGCGTTCATTAAGAAGTCCATACGCTCAATAAAGACCACTGGGAGGTATCCCTTGAGTGATAGTCCTATTGCAAACCCCATCATCAGGTTCTCTGCTACAGGCATCTCAATAATCTGACTATCTGCCACTTTTTTTAGCGTACCTAATGCTCTGCCTTTTTTAAGACCATAGCCAATAAAACGCACTTGAGGGTTTTGGGCTAATTTGGTATTGGCTTTAGTAAGCTCATCCTTGTAGCTCATTTAACATCCTTAAAAACAATATGCTTTTTAGTGCCGTTGCCAGCATGAGGATAGGTAGGATCGTAGTTGTTGCGGATTACGCACCCTGGCAATCTAAATCTAAACTGATAAGGCAAGCGTTCCTCTAGCGTTGAATCTACGCTACGGTTGTTATCTTCAATAATGAATGTACAAGGTAGATCATGTCCTTGGACCATCATTACCGCCTCATAAAAGTGTCCTTGTTCTTCTGCACCATCACCTAAGAAGCACCAGACCCGATTAGAGCTACCTTCTTCTTTAAGTGCGTAAGCTACACCCGTTGCTATTGCGCAAGTGCCAGAAAGAATACTTGAAGTAAAAAAATGACGATCCCTGTCAAACACGAACATAGAGTTGCCATCAAGAATCTTTGCAAGAAGCTCATTTCTGGAAACTCCAGATAAAAGAGCATGATGATGATTGCGGTGAGTGCTAAAAACCCAGTCCCCATCTTGAACCTCCTTAAACAAATCAATTAAAAAGTCCTCGTTACCACCTGATAAGTGGATGAGGTAAGGCAAATTACCATCTTCCCAGTGATCCGCCACCTCTTTTTCAAAATCAATTAAATCTTGCTTATTCATTTAGTTCCAACCAGTTTGTAGAGCTTGTATTTCTTAGATTCATGCCATTTATCAAGGATTAAGTAACCTTGCGCCTTAAGTTCCCCTACCCTAGTAGATAGCTTCATCGTGCCAGCTTCTTTCAAAGCATCTAGGGGTGATTTCCAGCCTTTTTTAAGGCATTTAATAATTTCTTGCTTTTGAGTTAATTCCATAATTATTCTCCTGTTAGGTTAAGTGGTGAGCTGCTCAGAAAGACCCTCACCGTAGTCCACCTAACTACTTGGCTAATTCACGCCAAATTCGCATCTGAGCTTACGGAGTGATCCTCCATCCGATCAAGCATGACTACACAACCGCCACCCTTTTTCGGCACACCTCTTGTAATAGATACCCGTTGTACCTGGCAATCGTCATCGAAAACTCCAGCATCTTGTAAGGCATCCAAAATGGGCTTAATACAGTTGTCAATATCCATGAGTTTTTTGGATCTTGGATGTAAGACGATTTCAACCCACATGGGAGCATCTCCAAACTTAGGTACACGCCATTCCGCACAATATTCTGCAACATGATTCTTAAAATCCCTTCCCCGTTGGCTGATAAACCTACGATGTCCACTAGCGATCCAGTAGTTATTGATTGAGGGTGGATAAGGTAGGTTTAAATGAATCATCAGCAGTTAATTGGTTTAAATGGTCCTTCGGTATTGGTATCCCAACAACAGATACCACCTGTATAGTCACGCTCACACTTAGTAGCTGCATGACATTGAGAGATTCCAAACCCTAGCATCATAAAAGTAAAAGCAATTAAAAATAATAATAAAAATTGTTTCATTTTTAAAACTCCTTTTGGTGGGGTACTAACATACTTGCAAGTCTATTACCGCCAAGAAGCCCTAGCGGATGCTTTCCCCCGTAAACTAAAATGGCACATCAGAATCATCAACCCTGTTAACTTCTTTTGGATAAACGCCAGGGTTCTGTGGTTTCCAATTATCTTCAGACAGACTGATTAAACTACCTTTAGGGGTTTGCTTAGTCCAGCCAGCAATCTTCAGGGTTTGACCCGCTTTATAGTCCTCTGATAGCAATAGCGTACCTTTCCAATCAGGAGAACGCTCATTGGTTTTCTTTTCGTTCTGAAACAGAACGCCTTTGCCCATCTGGGCGATATGACCATTAGCCATTGTTGATTTCCTTTCTAATTGCTTGGAGTTTTGATAAGAACTTCGCTGTAGTATTGCCGTCAAATGTTTTTGTATAGGCTTCATTGACATCTCTAAATGCCTTTATCTTGGAGAACTTTTCCTCTGGTGTCATCTTGCTTGATTCATGGATCTTGGCGTGCATCTCTGCGAAACCATCAATCCAATCATCTTTACAAACATAATGCGCATACGGAACATCGTTACCAGGAACATACATCGGCAATGCCATATCAGGGATGTCATCAGGAATAGCGGAAAGATCCACTACGCTAGGAATGACTGATCCCATGTCTTTTAATACGGAAGGCTTGGCGGTCTCGGTTTGGAAGTTTTCAACTTCATCGGGTGAGTAGAACCCCGTAACAGATCCAGGGAAAACTGATCTAACCCCCTCTGAAATACAACGGCTTCTGAGCATCGCTCTGGGAAACTTTTGCCATCCGCTTCCTGGTTTAACAAGACCAATTTTGGTAGCTTGTCCAATGGTCCATGTAACCGCAAGGTTACCCCCGACGGGGTGTGAAAAAACTCCTGTAACTTGCTCATCTGTGTAGTCCTTCCATTCGACTTTGCCACCTGCATTTTGAAAACGGGCAAGCATTGCATCAGCCTTCAATGCTGGTCTGCCTTGAATAATGTGAAAGTCACGAGCTGCCGTAGCAGGATGTAAGCCTTCCGCTTGTGCTACCGCCATTAGTGCTAAAACACTATTGGTGTCCTTCATACCAAACAGACCAGACTTGGCTATTGCTTGTGCCATCTGCTCCATCTCGTTAAAACTAACGATATTGCTCATGTAAATTTCTCCGCTAAAGTTAGGATTGTGTCGATGACTGAGGATGCAGCCATTACATATATTGCGAGGTCAATGTTGTTCATTTAACTAAGAACCTCCTACTGCCCATTGTTTCTACTACGAACTGATCGTAAATATCGGGCATGGCACTCTGAAACAGTGATGCTGAGAACTTCTTAGAGCTTTTAGAGGACTTCCAAGACACTAATGTCTGTCCATCCACTGTTCTAATCTCTTGGCACTCTCCCATAAGATTTCGGACAGCGACTTCAATTTGCTCCTCAGTAGCCTCAAGGTGTTTAATCTGATTCTTGACATCCCGTAACTGAGCGATAGCCAACTCAACTTGCTGTGTAGCCGTAACCACCGCAGTAGAGGATGACGGGTAAATGATCTTAGTTTGCTCAATGGTTTCTGCTGGCGGAAGCGTACCCGCTTGGCAATAACCCCACACTGTAGCCATCTTCTGAATGAGATCATCTTTTTCCTGATCTGTAATATTAAATTCAAATGTATGAAACTCTTGACCACCAAATAAGACGGCAAGATATATCTTTGAAATACCATGACAAGCAGCTTCATGGATGCACTGGGCATAATCTGCATCAGGTACACGATTAGTATCAGGATCAAACTTGTTTCTAACGATTGCATTGTAGTTTTTAGCTTCTACAAGAGCTTTGCCATCAGCACTAATAAAATCAAAATGGCTACGAAACCAATCATGGCTAGGGTGAGCAATACTATAGTCAGCATCTTTTAACTCCATCTTTAAACGATCTTGAGCCAGCTTTCCAATCAAAGGTTGCATGACATGACCCATCTGCACTGCTTCCACGCCTGAGAGGTCTTTTAACTCCTTCTTACCTTGCTTCTCTAGGATCACATCTACCATCTTGCCATTAGCGACCTTACGACTGTCACCTGACCAGATAGCAGAACGCCTTATCTCTGGTGCAAAATCTGCTTGATCGTTCATACCACCTCCATAATGGTTTTAACAATCTCTTTCCAACTGTCGATCTCATCTTCTAGATCTTCTAACTCTTGACCTAGCTTGCCTGTTTTGTTTTGCTCTTGCTTTAACTCATCTAGCATCTGAGCTATGAGGTCATCTTGCCTTGCGACTAGGTTTTTAAGACGATCCACCTCTTTTTTGG